CAGACATATATATATTTTATCATACGGATAAATAATAAAAAGCGAAAAGCCCCGCAATAGCGGGGCAATTCACCAAATATAAAATATTTTCTTACTTAGAAACAACTCTGTAAATAACCAGCTTTGGAGTCTGGGCAAAAATGATAAGTGTTTCTTCAACTTTGGATGGAGTATTCATGGTTTTCATATTACCACCTGATAATCGATTATTCTTGTACTTGTCTTGTTTTTCTATAAATTAGTTTCGTCTTTAAAGCCAAGAATATCGTTATTCTTTTTTGCAAAAGACTCTAATTCATCGTAACTATATCCATGCATTTTTGTGAAGGTCAAGCGATAGTTATACCAACCTCTTACGCCTTCCCAAAATTTAACATCTGTTTCCTGTGCAAGTTGCGTTAATTCTTCATCTGTGAGAATGAAGCTAAGCACACCCAATGGCATATAGACAACGCTGTTATATGTGCTTTCCTTATCCTCACCATATTCCTGTAATATGTCTTGGAACTGCTTAATAGTCCTAGATACAGCATCACCAGTATAATGATCTATTTGACCATAAGCATTTCTAATTCTGGGGCAATAGTCATCAACATTTGTTATTGTGCCGAATGTTCTACAAACCATCGGCCTATAACCGTAGATTGTACAACCGCCCTTATAGAAAGCACAATGCCTCCTTGTCTCACCGTCAGCTTGCCAATCTTCATCTGTCATTGCATCCTTAAGTGAGGCAATAACTGACTCAATCCATTCGTTTGCAAAAGCCTCGCCTTTATCTTCCATCTTGAGATAAAACTCTTGCTTGAGCCTGAAAGCAATATTCGCACACTCTGTTAATGGAATCCTCAAACCAATTACACAGCATCCGCCAGAACCCATGCACTTATACTTTGTTTCATTTTGTTTTGCCTCAATATAGCGAACCTGATTATAAACCATATCAAGTTTTGCAAATGTTGTAATATCTTTAGAAGATATTGCTCTTTTCATAATGACTTTCCTTTCTTTTTCCAATCATTCTTTTTCTTCATTTCGCGCCTCTTTTGCTCTACAAGTTTCTGCGCTGGAGATTTAGGAGCCTTTGGGCGACCAGAGGATAAGTTTCTTCCCTTTCCTCTATATTTAAGAAGATCATATTTCTTACACCAGTTATAAACAGACTGAGGGCTAACCTTAACATTGTAGTTCTTTTCAAGAAGCTTAACAATATCTGTCATATTCATCCTCTTAGCAACATAATGCTCGTAGAGGAATGCCTTATCCTTGTACGGTTCTAACGCCATCCCTACCCCCAGTTTTGTAATACCATAATGCTATTCCTAATGCATCAACAATATCTTCATCATCAAGTCCTGGCGTATCTTCTCCATACGCTACTGAGACAATATCCCTGACTCTTTGCTTTCTTTCATTCTTCATCTTGATTTGAATCGAGCCTTTCTTGCCATTCTCCTCTAAGACTTTTTTATCTTGTTTGTTTAAATTCTTATAGCCAATATTTGGCTTCCAACTCAAAGGATTGATATCTCTTGTTTTGATACCATTCTGGAATAGAAGCCCCCAAGTAAAACCAATCATATACGAAATAATTCTGCTTGATTGAAAGTTCTGAATATAAACAGATTGTTCAATAGCAGCAACATCTGGTTTATACTCATTTATAATAGCGATAAGTTCTGTTGCTATCTTGGCAAATTTATCAGAAGGCTCTTTATCTTTTGTGAGGACAACTTTCCCGGTTGCTATAACATTCTTATTATTATCTACAATTGCCCAAGCAAGAGAATGAGAAGCAGGGTCTATGGCTAACACCCTAGACCAGTGATCGTTATTAACAATTGATTTCAAACTCACATAAATATTATAGCGTATATAAACTAGCGTTGTTCATCTCTGAGCTTCTGCTCATCCCAACCCCAACTTATAAGTCTTTGAATGTATCTTTCATTCTTGCACTGTTCGCATATATCTTCACTATTATATGATGACAATATCGTTGTGCAATCTTTAGTTTTACAGATTCTTTTTCTTTTCTTGTTTGCTTTTTTCCTATAGTAGTTGTCTAATAGTTTTTTATTTGTTACTACTTTGCGACATTCTGGAGAGCAATAAATTGTGTTATATACTTTTGCTGTAAATTCTTTTTTACATTCATCGTTGCTGCATATTCTTATTTCACCGTCAAACATTCCCCGACCAGCATTTATCAGCCAAAGCACAGTCAGCACACTTTGCTGAACTACGCTTATATGGCTGTACAGGTATTTCTCGCTTTAAGAAAGCATCGTAAATACCATTATATTTCTTAAATAGTTTATCAATAAAAGCGTCATCTCGTTCTATGTAAATAGGCAATATTTCTTGATTATTCTTGTTTTCATAAATAACAAAGCCAGATGGCAAATCCAAACACCTCATATAGATTTGTGCTTGTCTAATATGATCATCCTTTGGCTTCTTATGAAGTTGCCTATAATGGAAGCCCTCATTTGAAATAGACTTAAGCTCAATAAGCTTATGACCATTCAAATCAATAATTCCATCTGCTGTACCCTCAATTGGCGGAGAATCATAAGTGACAGGTATTTCTTCTGCAACCAGGATACCCAAACCTCTGAGATATGAATATATTCTTTCATGGACAGCATGACCATTATCAAAGATTCTATAAGTTTGTGGAGAGAATGATGTAGCCATCTCTGTCCCCTCAAACAAGTAATACCAGTATCTAGCGCATTGGTTTGTGTAACTAGGGTGGAATCCACCTACCTTCTTGTACTCTGGGGCATTTCTAAGGGCTAGGTGGTCATCAATTGCCTTGCTGAGTTCTTCAACTAACTCATCGCCAGATTTCTTAATTGTGTTCTCTGACTTTGGTGCTCTTAATGTTTTTAATGATCTCAATTATTATCCTTTTGCCGCTAACTTAAGAGCGTTGATATTTTCCTGCAATGCCTCATACATTGTCTTCCAAATATCATTCACGAACTTATCGCTTTCACTCATGATGGAAGACTTTCTTTTAAATGCCTGAGATTTCACAATCATCATCGTTCTATAAGCGGCCAGTATGTTGGCATACTTAATTGCTTGATAGCCAATATAAGTTTCAGGATGGTCAATAATATCCTGAACTATCTTCATGCATTCAATAAACTCTTCTGCTTTGTCCCCCATGTGTTGGGAGAGCATTTCTGTATCTACAAATATATCTGCCATGTTTAACTTTCTATTAGTTTCTTAAGTTCCTTGCCAATCCATTTAGCAACTGGAGATGCAATAGCATTGCCACACATCTTGTACCTATTGGTATCTGCAACCTTCTTACCAGTATAGTCTACCGCTGTATGATTATCTGGGAAGCCCATCAATCTTTCACATTCAATTGGCGTTAACCTTCTTAAAATTAACTCTGGTGTCATAACACCATGCTGTGAAATTGTATCAAGCGTATATGAGGGGTCACCTTCATCACCGTACCCCTTACCCTGCGGTCCTGCTGTATCAGAACGACCAATGATTGTCCCCTGAATAGGGATTGCTGATTCAGAAATACCAACAAGAGGAACCTGACCACCGCCAGTACCCATCCTATGTTTTAAAGTAGGAACTTTGTCATCATCATAGATACGAAGATCATTAACTCTTGTACCATCAACAATTAAAACTGTAGCTCTTGTCTCGCCAGTGTTATCAAAAGCATTAAGCGTAGGTGATACACCGTTGTCAGACCATGTTTCAAAGTCCTCTGTGCTTTGTGCTCTTCTAACTTTTACAAATGGTTCTAGGATAACATTGCGCTCTGGTCTCTTATAATCAGTAGCAGCAAGAGTTATTCCTCCTTCTGCCCACTTTGCATGTCCTGTTTGTCCGTACCAGATTGACTCACCAACGCCGTCCTTAAAGGCTCTGGAATTCTGTTTCCCTTTTTTTCTGCTCTTTTTAATATTCCCGCTGCTGTCTTCGGGGACAGGTAATATTTTTCCATTACTTCTTCCAAGGGCTGAAGCGTCCCAGCAAGCGATGACAAATACTCTTCGTCTACGCTGGGCGACTCCGAACCATTGTGCGTCCAAGATATGCCATTCAATTCCCAGTGCCCCGATGTTTGCCATTTGGTTGATGACTTCTGCGAAGTCTTCTCCCTTATTGCTTGTGAGGGCACCTGGGACATTTTCCCAGATTGCCCATTTTGGATATTCTCCGTTGGTTGCATCACGCATCTCCTTAATTATTCTTATACCTTCAAAGTAAAGACCAGACCTTTCACCGTCTAGCCCTGAACGCTTACCTGCTACAGATAAGTCCTGACACGGTGAGCCAAATGAAATTAAATCCACTGGCGTTAACTCAGCACCGTTTACATCTCTTACATCTTCCCATTTCGGGACATTGGGCCAATGCCTTTTTAAAACACCTTGGCAGTGTTTATCCCATTCAACTTGGAACTTGCAATCCCAACCAGCGTCATCAAACCCTAAGTCAAAACCGCCTACTCCAGCGAATAAACTACCGTATGTTAATCTTCCCATGTTTTTCCTTTTATTAACTGGGGATGCTGTCTGCAAATACCGCATCTTCCCCATGAACCGTTGCCCCAATGAGTTTTCCACTCACGACAGCATTTAATTACAATCTCAGGACCGTTCTGTTGAATCAGTCGTTTTCTACCTTCACTCGTAGTCACTATCTTTGATCAATTCTTTAAAGACATGCCATTCAATAATGGCAACCTTAACATCTGAATCTTCTCCTAAAACTACTGAGATACATGGATACTTGTGATTCTGCTTCCATGCGTCCTTCCTCATCTTAATCCACGCCGTGCGAGTAAGCGTGAAAGATGCACCATTATGTTTATAATCTAGAAGAAATTCGTGAAACTCAGCATCACCCTTCCTGATGCCTCTGCCCGAATTCTTAACGGGCTTCGCCTTATCCTTCTTAATCTCTTCTTTTTCGTTTCTTTTCATTTATAAAGGCCAAACATAATCTGGTTCATCAACTGGCTTATCCAGTACATCATCAAACTTATCGTAGTACCAATCCCATTGCTTCCATGCAAGTTTAAATCGGTGTGAGCGGTGAATATCCTCATTGCCGAACCAAAATGGCATGACCAAATTATCATAGTCAACAGATTCCAAAGCCATGTTGTTATTATAACCACGCCTTGTCCACTCCTCAATTGAGAGATTCAAGTAAAGCTTCAAGGCTTCCTCGTACCCTCGCCACATTCTAGTGACAACATGGTTCTCCCAACCATAATATAATGTACCATCTTTCTTCATCTTAGGCTTTGCCCTGCCTAATAGCACATTTAAGACTTGGTATGACTCAACACGCTGTTTTCCAAGCCTCCGATAATCAAGAACCGCAAGCGATTCTTTAAAGTCTGGATAGGGTAAGAATGTTTGCATAGCAACCTTTCTATTGTTTTGAACACGCCAATATTACACCATCAAAACGGTGTGCGCTGGGTCACGGTGAGTTATTCCCAAAAGTAGTCGTCATCGTATCTATCTTCAATTGCCTTAACTGCTGCAAGAAAATAGATTGCTATAACACCAGATGCGATAATTCCCGGCATCATTAATTTAACTAGTAGTCTTTTCATCCTACTAATATTTTAGCACTGATCTCTTCTATCTGCTTTTCAGTAAGTTCAATCTTGCCCATACCGTTCCACTTCTCTTCACCATAGAAGAACCAAGCACCACGGCGTTCAATGATGTTCATCTCAATTGCAATATCAAGCATTTCACGGTACTTGTCAATCATTCCTTCCTGCGGAAGAACATAATAATGACCATGAGTACCGATACTAGGAATCTGCTTAGTCTTCTCAATTGTCCAAGTTACACGCTGAGAGGTAATCATATTTGCATCATCTCTCTCCATCTCCTTTGATGACATTGATAAGAAAAGCTTCACAATATTATGCATATTATGATGAACAGTATTACCCATCTTAGCTTTCGTTACAGCATACATACCAGAAAGGTCAATAGTCTGATGAGCAATGAAAATCATCATGTTTCTTTCTTTATGGAGGTAGTTAACAAGTTTCTGTAACAAGAACCCCTGTGAACGAGACTGCAACCCCATTGCCTTACCGCCCTCTGGCTTGTCGTAGAACTCTTCCTTAATGATATTAGAAAGCGAATCAAATAAGAAAACATGCTTCTCTTCCTCATGCGTCAGATAAGGGTGAATGTTCTTGAGAATGTCTTCTACCACTGTTGACTGAATTACAACAATGTCATCAATATCAATACCGCACTTAGCAGCATACTCTTCATTAAAAGAATACTCCGAGTCAACAATAACCGGGCGGAAACCTCTCTGCTGTGCTTCAGCAAGTATTCTAAACGACATAGTAGATTTACCAACAGATGGCGTTCCCCAAAATAAATGAGTAGCACCTGTATTAAGACCTCCACCTAATGCACGATTAAGACCAACACTTGGTGTCGGAATAACCTCATGGATAGGCATATGGTCGCCTTTTCTTTTATCTACAACTAACATTTGTTCTTCTTTCTGTTTGAATTGATATCATAACACAAGGGAGTCACAGACTTCCTAGCCAGTTACGAACTTTTTCTGCATCGTATGCAAAATCCACATTATCCGTGAATGACTTATAAGCATTCATAGACATTTCATTTAATTTTTCTTCATTAAGCGTCAAATCTTTTATTAGATTAGCTGCCTCTACTGTTGACATAGTATCTAAATCAATACAGGTTCCATCTCTGAATAACTCTGAGGCTAATTGATTTTCGTACCTTGATCTTCTAATAATAGTTGGTCTACCGCAAGCATAAGCGTTATAAATGATATGACCATAGCCATCGCCGTGGTCTTTAACATGGAAAACAAAATCATCATTATTCATTGAGTTAGACAAATCAACAACTCCTGTCATATTTCCATCACGACATTGACCACCATAGCTGCTTAAAGAAAAGTTTTGTAAAAGAATTTCAAGATCAATAAAGTCTTTCCAACCAATAGGCAATTCTTGTAACAAATTGATATAACTGCTTATTGAGTTTGATACTTTATGAGGCTTGGGTTTAAAAACTTCTGTATCAAATTCTTGATGGTAATAAACGACATTTGCTTCTTGTATACTCCCCGGCTGTACGGAGCCTAATACATTTAAACCTCTAAATATACTTGGATCCCAGTTATTGCCTATTTGAACAATCAATTTAGCTTTTGGCTGGTACTCATTAATAAGCCTCTGGAATATAGAAATATGCTGGGGAATTGACGCAATAATGTAGTCAAACTCCATATCCTTAAAAGCCTCAAATGTTATGCCCTTATGTGTAGAGACATTACCAGGATCATACACATTGTATACACCATCAGAATAGTCTTTTATTACATTTAAAGGCGGAGTATTATCAGCTAACACCTGCGTTTCAACATCAAGAAACTGTTTTGCTGTCTCTACTTGGTTATTAATAGACCAGAATTTTTCATAGAACCAATCCATACCAATCGGTCTATATACATTGATATCAAGACGATCTTCAAATAAAAGAACTGCTGCTCTTAATAAAGAATTGTGATGAAAATCAGTTAGTAAATTCATTGTTTTCAAAATATGCTAGACCGATAGTGTCATAGTTTTGAACATCTTTGAATACTGTGTCCGTTTTGTCCTCAAACTCTAAGCCAATTAACTCATTGAATTCTTTGTATAAATCTTTTGTTGTTTTAAGAGCATGAAGTTCTGCAACAATATTTTTAATCTTGTAAAGAGTATCAACGGATGCGCCCCTAAAGGCTTCCCATTCAGCACCTTCACAATCAATCTTCAGAATATTTACTTTATCAACATCCTTTAAAACATCATCAAGACTGATTGTTTCAACCTTAATCTGTTTGCCATCGGTCCAAAGATTCTCCTGCCATTCTGAGGAGTCAATAGTATTACCAATAAACCTGTGGTGTGCGCCGACTTCTGTTGCTTCATTTCCATAACGCAACACGACTTCATCTCCAGATCTCCTGCCAATAGCTTTATTGTGGAGAGTAAAATACTTTTCCCATCCATTTGCTTTGACATTCTTCATTATAAGTTCTGCATTCTCAGGTAAAGGCTCAACGGCAATAACCTTAAAACCACGACTAAGCATTGCTAATGAACAACCACCGCCGTGAGCACCAATATCAACAGATATATAATTGTCAGGTTGCGAATCTAACTCGCCAATCTTATATTCATCTTCTGCAATACAGGAATACAGAGTATTCCAATCATTTGTACCTTCTCTAGTGAAGATGGTTACCTCAATACCCCAAGGTGTTGTAATTTTACTTTCTTTATAATCCATTTAAGAATTCCTCCCATTGTTTAATTATGTTTTTCTTACCAAATAAAACAGTTGCAAGAGATCTCTGTCTTTCACTAACTTCTTTTGCATATTGGTCATTATTTATAAGTTCGTTTGTTTTACCAATCATCTCTTCTGTGCTACCACAGACAATACCATCACACTGTCTAAGCAAATCTTCACATTCATAAAATTCAAAGTTATAAATAATATTTGCCATTTTGTTATTGATTGCAACGACAGGTAGCCCCATCATCAATGCCTCAATAAAAGATAATGTATATGAAGCTGGTGCTGTACCACCATAAATCATAGCCTTTGCCTGCTGCATTTTTTTGATTTGTGTCTCATAGGGGACTGCACCACCATTGAATGAGCCTAAGTCATCATTGCCAGGTCCGTAGACAATTCCATTATACTTTTCAATAACTGGCATAATCTGGTCATAATGGCAATGGTCTCTACGACCTTTCAGGCTCTGGGAGAAGTTCACAATATTATTCGTTGAACCCTCCCAGTTAGACAACTCATCTTCATCTTTATAGAATCTAATAAGAATATCTTCCCCAATGTAATTAGAAATTCTACGCTCATTAGGTGAATACCTAATAATCTTCAGCCCCTCATTACGCATCTGCTCAAGGCTTGCCTCAACCGCCTCTGTTGACTGGCCGATTGTTCTCCAAATAACCTTCTTGTGTTTTATCTTGTGCCAGTTATTGATAATCACATCTGGGGAGTGCATCACAATAATTACATCAAACGGCTCGATTAACTCACTCGGCAGGTTTGTCTTAGGATGATTGACAGCTAAACTAACATATTCGTCATATTTAACCGCGCCCTTAATTCCCGGTCTTGGCAGCGTTATATGACCAGCAGGGTCAAGATATGCACCATTGGCGAACACCTCATGCCCAAGATCAGTTAATAACTGCACTTCGTCATACTCTAATATGGCATGACAACTAATATAATGTATTTTCATATCTTACCTAATTCCTTTAAAATTTCCCATGATCTATCAATATACTTTTGGGATACCTTCTCCCATGTCATATTCTCAGCGATATACAATGCGCTTTTATATGTCTTTTCTGCAATCTGCCCATAATTCTTTGTAACCCATAACATCTTGTCGCATAGGTCATCAAAGTTTGGCTTTGCCCATTCACCACAGTTTTCGTATCGTCCATGCATCTTCCATGTGCTCCACTCAAAATCAAGCGGAACAGACATATGTGCAAACTCTGTGCAAGCTAATACATCGGTGCATATTGTTGGAATACCTTTACCGATTGCTTGGAATGGAAGATTGCCCCATCCTTCACCGCTTGTAGGATAAATAACACAGTCAGCCATGTCAAAGACTTTACCCAAATCAGCATGAGATAATTCAGTATCTATGACTTCAATCTGGGGATGACGAAGCGGGTGCATTTCTCCACCACGATAGATTCTGGCATCCTGTTCACCGTTCGTTTTATAAACCAGACGGTAGTTGTAATCGCCCTCAAATACCTTTAAAAAGGCATCCACCGCCATCTGAGAGTTCTTTCTGCTGGACGGAGAACCAATGGACAAGAAGGTGAATGTTGAATGCCCGGTCCTTAACTCTGGATAATAAATCTTGGGGTCAACACCGAGCTTAAACTCATGGATTGGCCTTGTCACACCAGAGTTGGCAAACACTTCAGCCATCGCAACGGAGCATGTCCATACTTCATCCATTTTGTTACACAGATCAACCCATGTTCGTGGCAATCGATTTGTTTCCCAGAATGTATATCCAACGGAGTACACCTTTGACTTTATGAAAGCGTCAGGAACCGAATGGTTGATGACAACCTCACCAGTACAATCATCTTTCTCCATGTACCCAATGCCCAGACCACTTAACTTTGCAAGATCGGGTGGCATTTGCAAAAGACCAATCTCTTGCCAATTCGTGGGCTTGCTTCTACGGATAGGCAATCCACTTGTACCGATGAAATCCCATAAACGGTCGGGCGTGTAGCCATAGCCTTCACTAAATTTCGGAATCTGATTATCCGACCAGACCAGCATTCTTTAATCCTTTCATCTCAATGTATTTGGCAACAGGAATCATTGAACGCTCGTTCTCAATCTTATACGAATCCAATCTCGTCAATGTTTTCTTGTCTTCAATCTTATCCAGTTTAGCAGCAAACCATTCGTTCTTTTTAATCGTTGACTTTAATTTGCCGAATACTCCAGGGAATACAACAATCTTGAAAATCTGCTTTCCATCCCAGCAATACAGGTTCGCCATGTCTTTGCCAGTCTGTGTCGTGAAGAATCGTGTGTGGAAGATGTACAGCAATGTTTTGTCATTTTCCACATGACCCAATCCCGATGGATACAGCCACGAATAATCATGGTCAACACCCTTTGCTCTCAACTGTATGAATTGATGCAATGGTGAATCTATGTAATGATAAGCGTCACAAAATGAGTGAAGCGTTCGGTCACCAATGAGGGCATAGAGATAGTCTCTGACGGCCACCTCTGTGTCTCGCTCTGCGAACACCGTAGCGGAGCCTGAGGCATCTTCAAACTCAATACGGAGGTATTGGGGTGTTTTCTTAGTAGAACGCACCACAGCCTTTACCAGCGTCAATGGAGAGTTGATTTCATGGAAGTTTACAATGTCCTCAACGAACTCATCCATTTCATTTTTCTCAGATGCAATAGTAATCGGGAAACCTAAGATGGGGAGGTAATATCTCTCATGTTCATATTGAGATTCAAACCCGATAGATTTGAACGCCCCAACCTTGTCAAGATTATCTTTGACATTAGATCTCACGGCTTTCTTTGAACACTTGTTGGTGAACTCATCGTAAGAGTTAAATGGTCTCTTGGCGATAATCTCATCAATTGCTGTTCTACCACAAGCCTGGACATTGCTCAGACCGAATCTAATACCCTCTTCATCATTTTCATGACCGATTGTAAAGAATTCATCCGACTCATTAATATCAGGAGAAAGAATCTTAACCCCGAGCCTCTGAGCTTCCATTAGATAAGCAGTAATCTTATCAGTTGAGTCTTCGTTACAAAGAAGTGCCCAAGTAAACTCAAGAGGATAGTTAACTTTCAACCACATCGTCTGGTACGAAAGCATTGAGTAGGCAACAGCATGAGACTTGTTAAACATATACAAGGCTGCCATTTCAAACTCAGACCAAATCTTCTCAGCCTTTTCTCTTGAGATATATTTGTTATTGACGAACTTTTCTTTATATTCATCAAAACCAGCAGCATCCCTCTTCTTACCGATAATCTTACGAAGCTTGTCAGCCTCTGACCATGTAAAATCAGCAAGAAGCACAGCCATCTGCATCAATTGCTCTTGGAAAATAACCGTACCGTATGTTTCACGAAGAATATCTTCAACGACTGGATGAGGATACTTTGGCTTCTTCTCACCTTTCTTACAGTCAATATAAGTCTTACCCTGTGAAAGCAACGCACCCGGTCTCACAAGAGCATTGCTAACCACCAAGTCGTTAAAATTATCAATACCCATTCGTTCGATGAGATTTCTGTAAGCAGCAGCATCGGCTTGAAAAACACCGACAGTATTGCCAAGTGCAATGTTTTCATAGACTTTCTTATCTTCAAGCCCCAATGACTCTTCTGTAACATCTATGCCAGTCCTTTCCTTAATTTTGCTAATACAATCCTTGATAACAGCGACAGTCTTTAGACCAAGCACATCGATTTTAATTAAGCCAACAGCCTCTGCATCTTCCATATCAAATGCCGTAACAACTGATCTCTCAGACGCATTAACATCTTTTCTACTTTCAACAGGGCAGATATCTGTCAGCGGAATTGACGAGACAACCATACCAGCAGCGTGAATGCCTGCATTTCTAATACGCCCCTCTAACTTCTTTGATAATTTTGTAACATCAGGGTACTTGCTACAAAAAATCTTGCCCTTCTCAGAAGTCTCTAACTCTTCAATAGTTTCAAAGTATGGAGTAATGGCATTAATTTCTTGGAATGGAACTTGGTAAACTCTAGAAACATCTTTAACAGCAGACTTAGGCTTGTATGTGCCGTATGTTGTAATTGCTGCAACATTATCGTGTCCCCATCTGTCTCTAAGATAGTTCCTGACTTCGTGTCTTCTCTTATCCTCAAAGTCTAAGTCAATATCAGGATAGTCATTTCTATCTGGGTTAATAAATCGTGCAAACAGCAAACTGTACTTTATGG